CAAAATGGGCGACGAAGAAAATGCCAATGAGTTGGTGGACACCCACTATGTCTATGGCTTGTTGCTCGACGAAGACGGCCTCAGCTCGAACGGCTTTGCCGTGATCAGCTTCAACTCGACGAAGATCAAACCCTGCCGGGATTGGTTTACCGCGATGTACACCATCAAGGGCAAACCTCCGATCTTCGCCAACCGTGCGCGTATCAACACGGTGAAGCAGAAAAACAAGAAAGGCTCGTTCTTCAATTTCCAGATCAACCCGCTCGAGGCGACCTGGAAAGAAAGTCTTATCGACCCCACAGTCAATGCGGCCTTGCTTGAAGAAGCCCGTGCTTTCCGTGAACTGGTGACGTCTGGCATGGCCAAGGCGGCATTTGATACGGAACGTGCTGGCGGCGACGGCGAAGGCGGCGACGGCGGTGAAGGCAGCGGTGAAGAAATACCGTTCTAAGATCGACTGATTAAAACCAGTCGTAAGTGATAGGCACTCCCGGTTTACCCCCCCCCAAACCGGGGGTGCCTTGACCTTCCTCAGAAAAGGAGTACTTGCGTGAAGTGGTCACCCAAACAGGAAAAAGCCTTAATAAATGTCAAAAGATGGCTTGACAATAAAGGTGGTCCGCAGGTATACCGGGTATTCGGATTTGCGGGTGTCGGTAAAACAACACTAGCTAAACACTTTGCAGAAGGGGTTGAGGGCATGGTATTGGCGGCAGCCTATACTGGCAAGTCAGCTCATGTTTTGCATCAGAAAGGTTTCCCCGGTGCCACCACCATACATAGCTTAATCTACCATTCCCGCGACAAGTCCCGTGCTCGCTTGAAAGAGCTTGAAGCCGACCTGGGTGAATTGCGCCATGAATTAATATCCGAGGGGTATACCCCTGAGCAGGTCAGTAGTCACCAGCGGGTGATAGACCTAACCTTATTAGTCTCCCAAGAAAATAACAATGCGGCACGTCCCTTCTTCACACTAAACACGGACAGTGCAGTGAGGGATGCGGCACTGGTTATCATTGATGAATGTACAATGGTTGATGAGCCAATGGGTTTGAACCTTTTGAGTTTTGGTACCAAGGTTCTTGTCTTGGGCGATCCTGCCCAATTAGGTCCAATTAGGGGAGCCGGTTACTTCACCGAAAATGTTACCCCAGATATTATGCTAGACGAAATTCACCGTCAGGCTGCCGACAACCCGATCATAGCCATGGCCACCAAGGTGCGCCTGGGAGAAAACCTAGACTATGGGAACTACGGCTCCAGCAGGGTAATTCGGATGAACGAGCTAACTGCGGATATTGCATTGGGAGCCGAACAAATTATTGTTGGCTGTAACGCCACCCGATACGCTTATAACAGCAGGCTTCGTGAATTGCATGGCCGCACGATAAAGCTGCCGGAACCTGGCGACCGTCTTGTTTGCCTCCGCAATAATCATGATTTGGGTATATTGAACGGTGCCCTATATAATACGGACGAGTTATTGGTGGACGATGATGACAAAGTTGCTTTGCGTATTTCCCCAGAAGAGGGGGGTAACCCTTTAGATGTAGAAGCCCATTCTCATTATTTCTATGGCAAGGGTGCCGACCTGCAGTGGTGGGAACGTAAAGCTGCCGAGGAATTTGATTACGGGTATGCACTGACCGGCCATAAATCCCAGGGCAGCCAGTGGGACAGTACGTTGGTGGTTGATGAGAGCTACTGCTTCCGCAATGAGAGAAACAGATGGCTATACACAGTAGTGACACGTGCGGCGGAACAAGTGATTGTCGCCAAGTAATTTGGAGTTTAAGATGAGTAATTCAACACAGGAGAAGATAATGAAGATTGGACCTCAAGTACCGGAATGTGATGCAGTTCACGCAGAAAAACACCGGGGTGAAAACGAACAATTCCGCGAAGCCATGAACCGAATAGCAGCAGCCCTTCAAGACAACCACGAACATTATAAAGCCTTCAGGGATATTCTCCTTGGTATGTTCTTTTTACCAGCTGGCCGTGTTCAAAAAGCCACTGGTAGTCTTCTCAACATTACTCCCTACAATTGCTTTGTTTCGCCGACCATTGAAGACAGTTTTGTCTCTGGTATAAACAGCATCATGGACGTCGCCAAGCAGGCTGCCGCCACCATGCGTGAAGGCGGGGGAATTGGTTTCGACTTTTCCACCCTACGTCCCAAGGGAGATATGATCCTCGGGGTGGGCGCGCAGACGGACGGACCGTTGGCTTTTGCCCCAATCTTTAATGCGGTTTGCAAGGCCACATCTTCCTCCGGCAATCGTCGTGGGGCTATGATGGCGGTAATGCGCTGCGACCATCCGGACATCGAAGCCTTTATCCGCGCCAAGCAAAACGAAGACCAGTTGAATGGGTTTAATCTCTCAGTGGCAGTTACCGATGAATTTATGGATTGCTTAGAAGCTAAGAAGCCATTCCCCCTCCAATTCAACGGTAAGGTATACCGCGAAGTTGATCCGGTTGCCCTTTGGGAATTGATCATGCGCTCCAATTATGATTGGGGAGAGCCGGGTGTGCTTTTCATCGACGTCATCAACCGAATGAACAATCTCTGGTATTGCGAAAAGATTGCCGCCACCAACCCCTGCGGCGAGCAACCGCTACCCCCGTATGGTGCTTGCCTCCTGGGCTCAATCAACCTTGTTAAGTATCTCAAGAAGGATGCGGACGGTAATTACTACATCGACGAGGAAGCCATGGCCGCCGATATTCCATGGATTGTGCGGAGCATGGATAACGTTATTGACCGTGCCCGTTACCCGTTGCCATACCAACGCACAGAAGCCCAGAACAAGCGGCGTCTTGGCCTGGGCTTTACGGCGGTGGCCAACGCCATTGAGGCTTGTGGGCATCCTTATGGTTCACCGGGATATTTACTAATGTGGGAAAGGATTGGTCGACGGTTTACCCGTGAATGCTATCTGGCCAGTGTTGCCTTGGCCCAGGAGAAAGGGTCGTTCCCGCTCTTCGACGCCGAAAAATATTGCCAGGGTAAATTCATCAAAACCCTGGACGCCGACGTTCAGGAATTGATTGGCCAATATGGCATTCGCAACAGCCACCTCACCAGCATAGCACCGACCGGCTCAATCAGTTTTGGTGCGGACAATGTTAGCTCTGGCACAGAGCCGGTGTTCGCGTACAAGGCCAAGCGTTCTGTCATCAAGGTTGGCGGCACGCAGATTGTTGAAGTTGAAGACTTCGGTGTTCGCTTCTTGGACGTAAGGGGCAAACAATCCGCAGACGTTACCCCAGAAGAACACGTGGACGTGTTGACAACAACCCAATCGTTCATCGACAGCGCAGTATCCAAGACTTGCAATGTGGCAAATGATATTGAATGGGAAGCATTCAAGAATATTTACCTGAGGGCCTACGAGAACGGTGCCAAGGGCTGCACAACTTATCGTGCTGGGTGCTTGCGGGAAGGTATTATTGTTGCTATGAATGACGAGGAGCCAGATGGGGGTGCCTGCTTTATTGACCCCGACACCAACACAAGGAGCTGTGAAGACTGATGACTGTTTTTGTAACACAAACTCACATGAGCTCGAGTGATGAAGATGAGCTGCACAAAATGGCTCAACTAATTGGCATCCGCCGAAAGTTTATGGTTGGAAAACGTTATCCAATTGATGCCGAAAAACGGGAGATGGCAATCTCCGAAGGGGCGAAGGAAAAACAGCCACCTAAAAATAAATCAAAATAGGTGTTGCCTTTTGCGGGTAGAGGGAATAAGATGATTGCAAGATGGGTGTTGTTAGGCATTCAATCTTGAAATCAGTTTTTAGAAAAGGAGAATACCGTGACCAACTTCGTAAAATTCAAGGGCCTTCAGCACAACCTGGACAGCATGTCCACGGCTCACCTGGCCGACATGCACAATGAAGCTGTCGAAGGAACGGACATCAAACCCGTTAAACGTTTTGCCGACAAGACATCCGCCATTCGCCGCACCAAGGCAGCGGTTGAAGCGTTGTCCAGCAAACCTGCAAAGGCTACGGTTGTCGAAACCGAAACAGCACCGGCTCCGGCCAAGGTTAAAAAGGTGCGCAAGATGCATTTTGAATTCAAGCCCGACAACGACGGCATCCGTACGGTTAAGTCGCCGGAAAGCCTGCGTGGCCGTGCTGTTACGCTTTTGGCTAAAGACAAGGACGGTAATGGTGGGGCAACGCTGGGTCAAGTCAAATCCCTTATCGAGAAATTCGACTTGAAACGTGGCAAAGGCAATGCCGAAACCATCGACCGTCGCGCCTACGAACTGGTCCGGATCATGCACTACTACCTGGGCTACGGTATTACCAAAAATGAAGATGGCGTCATCACCATCTACACGAAGTAAGGAAGAGGGGTAACACCCCCTTTTCTGCCATGCAGGCCGGACGGTGTAAGCTTGACCCACCGAGTTATCCTGCCCAGGAGTGACAATGCTGACCTGCATGGCAGAGAAACTCAGAGGAGCAAATAATGTCCAAACAAGATTACCCACGACTAGAAATCGAAGAATTTGGCCGCCACCTTATTACGCATGGTGACCTGGACCCGGTTTACATCGCATTGCCGGCTGCCGTCCCAGACATCAATCATCGCCACCGTTGGCTCATCGCCTACTGGTGCTTTTATCATTGTGGGGTTGCCAGCTACATAAGCCAGTTTGATGGCACCGATTTTTGGTATCGAATGGAACTAGCTGCCGCCAATAACACACCCTCCCCAATTGGTGGACGTTGGCCAAGGGCCAAGGAGCGTCGTCATTTCCGTGGTGTTGCTTCTATCAATGCTGTTGCCAAATTACGCAGTATGTATCGAGATGATCCTGCCAAGATGGTTCGGTACATTACTAGTGATTGTCCCAGCGACCGGCCAACCCCTTACGTCGCCATTGCAGATCGTGCTCAGGAGCATCCCCTCTTTGGGCCCTGGATCGCTTTCAAGGTTGCCGACATGGCGGAAACGGTTTTGGGCATTCCGGTCGACTTCACCGAGGCCGAGGTCTTCATGTTTAAAGACCCGGTGCGCGCAACGGTTATGCTTTGGCGGCAGCGCCATAAGCTGCCGGATACTGCGGAACCCAAAGACCTGAACCACGTCATTCATGAAGTCGTGAAACACCTCACGTCGGTGTTCAGTGACCTCAAGGCACCGCCGAGTTATAACCGGCCAATTGGCCTGCAGGAAGTTGAGACGGTGTTGTGTAAATGGAAGTCGCACATGAACGGCCATTACCCATTGTTCAATGACATCGACGAAATCACTGAAGGATTGCGGGAATGGAAGGATGCCAGCTCGGTTGCCGCTTCCATGTTGTACTCCATGCCCAAGAGGCCCACGTCATGATGAAGGGTGTTTACGTAGGACCAGAACAAAAGCTGGTTGGTGAACGGGCAATCATTCAGCAATCTGGGGATGGTCAGGTAAAAGCCCAATTTAATAATACCCAGCTGGGGCATGAATATAGCCATGCGTGGCCAGAGTTTTCCGAGGATGAATTCGACATTGATCCTCCGGTTGATTGGGAGAATTGATATGAAACTTCTTAAAGATGAAACTGATGCTTGGGTTGAACCCCCAATACACGGGTGGTTTGGTCTCTCGTATTCGAATTATTTTGTTGCACCGCGAATGATGCTTCAGGCAATGCCCTTGGAGTGGCAACAGAAGTTCATCGCGTTGATGGACGAAGCTGCCGAGTTAGGAGTGGAAACACCAGTGTATCATGTTCTTCGGGATGATCCGGCATACACTTTTGTTGAAAAATATGACTCTGAGGACGATACAAGTCCAGACCGCGAATTCACAATACTCCAACAAGACCCTTGGGGAAATTACCGTTACCCTGATTATAACCTTTTACCGGAGGCATTGAACCATGAAACATGACGCAATCATAGTCGGTGGTGGGTTGTTTGGCCAGGTTATTGCTCGTGCCCTCAGAGCAGAAGGTCGAGACGTCGCCGTGTATGACGACCGTCGCCCGGAAGCTGGTAGCAAACCTGCCGCTTGCCTTATGAAGCCGAGCTGGTTTTCCGGGTTGGGCAAGGACGTATACGAGCCAAGCCTAAAATTATTGGATGACCTGTTCAGTGTGAAGGATATTGAATTCACCCTTCGTCCCAGAGTAGCCAAAACCACTGTACATTGGTGTAACCCGGCATCCATCCTGGGTGGCCCGGTTTGTCCTGCAAAAGTTATTCACGTGGAACCTGGAAGAATACGGACGGAGGGTAACGTAATAATCGAAGCAGACCTCATCGTCGTTTCTGCCGGTGTTTGGACGGAAAAGCTGCTTCCACAATACAAGCAGACCGCGCAAAAGGGTGTTGCGTTCTTATGGCCTGAAGAGACCATTGCGGAGCCTTTCATCAACGTTTGGGCACCCTACCGACAGCTGGTTGGTTTCAACCGGGGCGATGGCCTTTGGGTTGGCGACGGGACGGCCATTAAAAATGAGAATTGGACACATGAACGATTAGCCAAATCTTTTAAACGATGTGAAGATGCAATGGAATGTTCTATGGGAACTCCAATTGTTCTTCCTGGCCTCCGCCCATACGCCAAGGGCCATAAGCCCTGCCTGTTGGAAGAGGTTCGCCCTGGGCTTTGGGTGGCCTCTGGTGGGGCTAAAAACGGTACTGTGGCGGCAGGTTATTGCGCGCATGTTATTCGGGAGAGAACAAATGGATAAGGGCTGGACGTACGGCGCGGAACACGAATGGGCCGATCATAACATAACGACCGAATTGCCCAAGGGGTACGCTCGGGACACGCACGATATCACCATGGTCAATTCCAACGGCATCGCCAATGACCCTTCTGGGAAATTGTGGAAGATGGGCGGGGAAATTAACACACCCCCAACTGACAGTATCCAGGGGCAGATTGACTGCCTGCAGCAATTGAAGGAATTACTGCCGACAGCCACTGTGAACTACCGTTCCAACCTGCACTTACACATTCGCGTCCCTGGGCTCAAGGACGACCTGGTACTGCTCAAAAGGTTCCAGGCCCATATTCATCGGTGGATGCCGGAAGTGCTGCCGGTGATTGAGCCTATTCCATTTCCCAATGAAGAAAATGCAAAACGGGATGGTGATCCAAGAATACGGGAGGAGTATGTTGGTGCACGTCGCCGGTATCGACGGAGGAAGGTGAGCCATCAGACGCTGCTTACACCCAAGCGTCTTGGCCATCAACTTGAGGCAGACACGGTGGAGGAATTCTTCGCACGGGAAGTTCCCTGGTCGGGGAAGCTCGGCAAGCCGCAGTGGCAATGCCAGCCGAGGCTCTGCGTGAACCTTCGCCAGATGCGGGAAACGGATACAATTGAATTCCGCCATTTCCCGGGGACAATGAATGCGGATAAGTTGGAAGCTGCTTTTACATGGGTTCATATGTATGCCCACGCAGCTCTTAGAAATGAACCAATTGATGAAACATTTCTAAAACAACTTAGGGGTGTAATTTATTGGCTGCCCAAGTTCAAGCCATACGTTCATTGGCAGGAAGAACGTTATCGCATGACGTGCCATGATGGCTCGTTGACAAAGAAACAAATCGCAATTAACATTGCAAAAATCCTGGAGGAAGATCATGTCTAAAAAAGTACTCGTGCTGTGCCACGGCAACGTAAACCGTTCAGCACTTTGCCATTATATTTTAGCCGAGTATGAAGGGCTGGAAGTAAAATCGGCAGGTGTGAAGCCCGACCTTCGTCCAGGGAAGGCTGCCAAGAAGATGCGCGACGCCGCATTGGAACTCGGCGTCAACCTGGAAGAGCATCGCTCTCAACTTATTACCACGGACCTTTACCGTTGGGCCGACGTCATCATCTACATGGATGGGGGCAACCTTAAACGCCTACAGCATTTTTGGGAAGATCGTTCCTGGACGCTTAAAAGTGATTGGCGGTGCCTTGGAGAATTTGCTGTACCTATACGCAACCGCATTCCGGACCCTGGCTTTATAAAGCGTGGTACCCAGGAATTCCATGACGTGGTTTCTCTTATTCACGAAGCATCCCACAACTTGGCCAAGAAACTGATTGCCGAGTAGGGCAACAGAAGGCAACATTGCTTTTAAGAAAAGGAGCATCGTTATGATCATCAATATTCGCGGCACATCCGGCTCTGGTAAAAGCACTTTGGTGCGGCGGGTTATGGAGCATCCTTCATATGGGGAAGCAACTAACCATTACATGAAGGGACGCAAGCAGCCGCTTGGCTATATTTTTCCACGCAAAGATGGACCGGACCTGGCCATTGTTGGTCATTATGAAACAGCCTGTGGGGGATGCGATACCATCAATAAAATGGAAAACATTTTCCGTTTGGTACGTATTAGCCACATGGCGGGAAATGATGTTATCTTCGAAGGACTTCTCATTTCCGCCGACGTCAACCGCACCCAAGCCTTGCACGACGAAGGCCTACCTTTGGCCATCGTCGGGCTAGACAAGGTTCCATTGGACCTTTGCCTGGAAAGTGTTAATGGTCGACGGTTGGCGGCAGATGAAACTCGTCGCGCCAAGGTCATTAATGACAATATTGAGCTATTTGCCAAAGGTAGAAAAACAAAACCAGTGCCCTCATATCGTGGCCATGTAGCTGTTGGTAACACCACGTCCAAGTTCAAAGGGGTACAGCAGTCCATGAAACGATTGGAAGATGCCAATGTGGCAACCTTCCATTGCGATCGTGAAGGGGCCTATGGCATCATTTGCAATGAGCTGGGGTTGAAACAATGAATAACATTGACGGTTTCTTCGCCTATGCTCGTGCCCGTTATCAGCTCATGCTGGACAAGGAGGCCGACTTCGAACGTCCATGGACGAATGATGAAATCTTGCAGACATATCGCTTTTGCAACGTCTTCCGCGAAGATGACACCACCACGAAGTGGATAGCGAATAATATACGTGAGCCATTGCGGGACAACCCACAAGACCTTGTACTCGCCCTGATCATAGCCCGGTGGTTTAATCGCATTGAAACCTTGAGCTTGCTCGGTGGGCATTGGGGTGAGGGTCACCCGATGAGTATGCGGTCTATGTTTGACAATTGGAACAGCGACGAAGTTCGTCGCCGATTGACAGGTATTTCTCCACTCGTGACCGGAGCCTACATAATCAAAACACCGGCCAAGATGAATAAGCTGGAAGGTCTCATCCAGTGCATTGAGCAATGCAAGTCATTTGGTTACCCAAAAGAAGCGACGATTGCTTGTGGATATTCGGCCAGCCTGCAAACAGTCACTGACATCTTATCCAAATCCCCCTACCTGGGCCCATTCATGGCCTACGAAGTCGTCACCGACCTGCGGCACACCCCACTGCTCGATAAGGCCCCAGACATTATGACGTGGGCTAATCCTGGGCCAGGGTGTACCCGTGGGCTTTCCCGTGTTTATGGTGAGCCGTTGGATAGCCTCAATCGCCATAAGCCCAGCGACGTCGAGGTAATGCAGAGGCGGATGCAAAAACTGCTCAAGCATAGTCAACGTGCTGCATATTGGCCGCACCGTTTCCCCAAATGGGACATGCGCACCGTCGAACATACCCTATGCGAATTTGATAAGTACGAACGTACAAGGCTCGGCGAAGGTCGGCCGAAGCAGAAATACAAACCTCTTGAGGAGAAGTAATATGGAAAAATATGCACACTTTATCGCGGCTGGACGCTCCCTTGAGGCTATCCATTCAATCAATGAAAAACATCGTGAACAAACAGCAAAGACAAAAGTCTTAATTGAAGAACTTGGAGCGGTTCATTCGGTAACGCAGGCCGGTATCGCTGGCTTCACATTCAAAGATGACAAGCACCCAGAAGGGTGGCGCAAGGCCGGAAGGTGTGGTGGCAAGACCTACTTCTCCCCCTACAGACGGTCCAAAGCCGATAAGGAACTATGGAAGCGTTTTGCTGACGCCAATCCGGTATCAAGCGGCGACATTGACAAGCTGTTTATTGGGGACAGTTGGGGTGTCATGACCGATGAAACAGGGTCGCAGGGTGGAATTGTTATCCGCCATTGCAGCCTAGAGCAGATTTTTGACACCTGGATCATCGGCATACCGTTGAAGGGTGGTAAGCCCTTTGCCAGCCCTGATGACGCCAAGCACCTTAAAAACTCTGAGTATTGGGCTTTGAAAGAAGCCCAAGATGAAACGAAGGACAAATAAAATGCACGTTATCCGAGCACGCAACGCTCATGAAATGTTGCCAGAAGCTCTGTACCAATTGCAGCGCAACTTTGTTCTCAATGAAAGTCGCAACGGTGACGTGATGAAATTCACTGAACCCGTTACATTGGTTTATCGGGAGCCAATTGAGCGTGTCCTGTTTTGGCCGGAACGGGATGCCAACCCCTTCTTCCATCTTATGGAATGCTTGTGGATGATGGCGGGACGGAACGACGTTGAATTCCCGGCATACTTCGCCAAGCAGATCGCCCAATACAGCGACGACGGCCATATCCTCAATGGGGCATATGGTCATCGCTGGAGGCACCATTTCAATGGCATTGACCAAATATTATCCATTGTCTATGCCTTGAAGAATAACCCCGATTGTCGCCGACAGGTATTGGCCATGTGGGATGCTGGACACGACCTGGGACGCCAGTCCAAAGACCTGCCTTGCAACACCCATGCCTACTTTTCCATCAACAAAGGCAAACTGGATATGATGGTTTGCAATCGTTCCAACGACCTGGTCTGGGGTGCTATCGGTGCCAATGCCGTACACTTCTCTTTCCTACAGGAATGGATGGCTGGTGCCATCCGTTGCCCTGTTGGGCAATATTGGCAGATGAGCAACAACATGCACCTTTACGTCGATCAGCATGCTGAGTTGCTTAGGGCAATGGAACCTTATGCGGCGGATGGGGTTAGTGGTACCCGCCCGACTTCTCCCTACACCAGTGCGCGCCTTGGGCATTTCCCAATCATGAACGTTGAGCCCGATATCTGGCTACAAGACCTGCAGATGTACCTGGAGGAAGGCGTCGTCATGGGCCTCCGCGAACCGTTTTTCCGCAAGGTTGTTCATCCTATGGTGATAGCCCACAAGGCGTGGAAAGAAGGGGAGGGTGTTGCCAGGTTTGACACTGCTCTAGAAATTCTGAAGCAGTGCAAAGCAACGGATTGGCAACTGGCCGCCACCGAATGGATACAGCGCCGGAAGGAGAAGTTCCTTGCTTAAAGATATCATACAAGCTCGTGCCGGTGGGCGGGTGGAACGTCTACACATTATGCCCCACCGGCAGGGATATACCAACGCAGCGCACAGCTGGGGCGTCGGCATGATTATGCTGAAGTTGTGGCCGGAAGACTTCCCTCGGCTGGCTGAGGTTTGCCTCACCCACGACGTGCCAGAATATCTTGGCGGTGATATTCCAAGCCCTATCTTCCAGATATTGCCTGGTGTTAAGAAGCATTTTGATCGGCTGCATAATCGCATAAATTCCACCCTTGGGCTTGCCAGTGAGGGGGAATTAGATGAACTCGATCTTGCCAAATTAAAAGCATGCGACCTGATCGAATTCTATTTATTCTGCCGGGAAGAATATGCGTTCGGTAATGACTATGTATACGAAACCATTAAAGCTATGGAAGCCAAATACCGCGATGGACGCTATGTCTTCCCTACGCCAGCGGACAAGTTGTTCGAAGAAATAAGGGTTGGCGATATTCTACCATCATGGCACAAGTTCATGGAGGAACACGCCAGTGAACTTGGAGAAATTGAAGAGTGATATTGAGGCGGGGCATCCGTGCCTGCGGTTTGTTACTTTTCCGAGCGTAACAGAGACTGCTGAACATATAAGAAATGTTCATCGGTCTCTGATGAGCGATCAAGGTGGGGTGGATGGCTACCTTTACCAGATACAAATTGAAAAAGTTAAACAGTTACGGAAGGAGCTAGAACAATGTCAGCTAACGACAAACAAATAGGTGGGGACCACTATAAGACCACCATTGAACACTGGGACATGATCGAAGATAACGGCATCGGGTACCTTGAAGCCGCTGCCACGAAGTACGTTACCCGGTGGTCCAAGAAAGATGGCTTGAAAGACCTTGGTAAAGCGCATCACTATACGGAGAAACTGCTCGAGAAGCATCTTGCCGGCATCCGCAATGCTCGCGGGGAAGTTCCCGCCGAGGAAATTGCCTTTTTCGCCGTCGCCAATGAACTTGGTGACGTGGAAACCGAAATTGTTTACCTCCTCACCAAGCACTGGACTGCGGCGGACCTGACTGCGGCCATGGTGCTTATTGATAAGCTCATTGCCAGTGCGCCGAAGGAAGACCCGGTCATAACCATGGCCAATAAGGTTATCGACGCCTGCAACAACCAGGACTTGTCCACTTCCCTCACCGTCCTTACCAACGTGGTCGGGCAGGTGTTGGTCTCCCTGGGCAATGGGGTGCCGTCAGAAGTTACCGTTCAGGCCGACATGTTCGCCCATGCGGTTAAAGTCGCCGCCAACAACAAACTGCTGTTCGATGCAGAAGCTAAGGGGGAAGGCTGATGCCTCTTCAGCTTCCAATGTTTATGCCGGAATGCGATTGGCGGCCACCTAGCATGGCCGATCTGCCATCGTGGAAGGACGCCAAGCGTATCGGCATAGACGTGGAAACCTGCGATCCCCAATTGAAGAAACTCGGTATCGGAACTCGGCGTGATGGCCGCATGGTTGGGGTGAGCTTCGCCATCGAAGACGGCCCCAAGCACTACCTCCCTTTTGGGCACCAGGGGGGTGATAATCTTGAAGAAGCTAGTGTCTTCCGTTACCTTAAAGAAAATGCAAAAGCATTCACCGGCCAACTCGTCGGTGCTCGGCTTTCCTATGATCTTGATTACCTTTGGGCGGCAGGCATAGAAACCCCAAATGTTTCTTTCTATCGCGATATTCAAATCGCCGATCCCCTTATATATGAACTCCACCATTCTTTCAGCCTTGACAATATCGCCAAGCGATATGGCTTCGAAGGCAAAAGTGAGGACATGCTCCTTGAAGCTGCCAATTCTTACGGGGTTCATCCCAAAGGTGGCCTCTGGCAGTTGCCGGCACGATACGTCGGGGTGTACGGTGAAGACGACGCCGCACTGCCCTTGCAGATTTTAAAAGAGCAAGAAAAGTCAATTGAAAAAGACGACCTCTGGCAGATATGGAACCTGGAAAGCCAGGTGCTGCCGGTCCTCGTTAAAATGCGCCAACGTGGGGTGCGTATAGACCTGGATAAATTGGAGCAGGTTGAACAGTGGTCCATAGCCCAAGAGACGGAAGCCCTGGCCGTGGTGAAGCGCGACACCGGGGTGAACGTTGGGGTGGGTAACGTATGGAAGGCGGATGCGCTGGCACCAGCCTTGTTGGCCATTGGGGTACGTCTTAATAAAACATCCCAGGGCAAACCCAACATCGACCAGGACGTCTTGAAAGCGATCGACCACCCGGTTGCCAAGGCCATTGCTTGGGCGCGGAAGACGAATAAACTACGCACGACTTTTGCGCAGTCTATCCGAACCCATATGGTCAAGGGTCGCATCCATTGCACCTTCAATCAAATCGCTCGTGAGGACGAGAAGGGCGACCAGAAGGGTGCTCGTTATGGACGGCTCAGTGCCGTGGACCCTAACCTTCAACAACAGCCCTTTCGCGACGAATTCGCGGCAATGTGGCGCTCTATTTACATACCCGAGGAAGGAGCCTTTTGGGGGTGCTGCGATTACTCCCAGCAGGAACCACGTTGGGCGACGCACTTCGCCGCGATGATGGATTTACCCAAGGCTCGTGCTGCGGCAAAACAATACCGCGACGACCCCACCACCGATAACCATGACTTCATGACTCACCTTGTTCACGGAGCCAAGCGGGGTGAAGTTGAGGACAGCCAATTCGAAAAATGGCGCAAGTCCTGCAAGATCATTTACCTTGGGCTTTGTTACGGGGAAGGTGGCGCGAAGCTCTGCGGCGACCTCGGCCTGTCCACCCGTTGGGCTTTATCTTACAAGGGGGCAAGAGGACGAAGAGTTGAGTACTTCGAAGCCCAACACGAGGCCATGGAACGACGTATGGAGTTGGATGGGGAGGGGTTTATGTGGAAGGCGGCTGGTGAAGAAGGTCAAGCCATCATCGACAAATTCAATACCGAGGCTCCTTTCATACGTAAATTGGCCCAGGAGGCCGAGAAGCGCGCAAAGGCTCGCGGTTATATCGTAACGGCCACAGGTCGTCGCCTGCACTTCCCTACACGACCTGACGGGTCATACGATTGGACCTATAGGGCGCTTAATCGCTCAATCCAGGGTAATTCGGCCGATCAGATGAAAAAGGCCATGGTAGCGATCGACCAGGAAATGCCGGATACCTTTTTACAGCTCCAAGTCCACGATGAAACTGACGGCTCCTTCGGCAGCGAAAAGGAATGCCGGATGGTGGCAGACCTTATGCAGAATGCCGTTTCCGATGCGTCGGTTCCCTTCCTAGTCGACGTAGAAGTTGGCCCAAGCTGGGGAGAGATTAAATGACCGACCGCTGGATGAAAATACTCGCCAAGATCATCAGCCGGGTTGAGATTAAACTCGAGACTGACTGTTGGGAATGGCAGGGACCACATTCCGGCAACGGTCGAGGAGGTGGTTATGGCCGGATGAGCCTGGACGGAGCGACGGTGGCGGTTCATCGGGTTATGTATACGTTGTTCTTCGGCTACATCCCCCCGCGCAAGCACATTGATCATAAATGCCGTAATCGGATTTGTGTTAACCCGGAGCATCTTGAAATGGTTACCCATAAAGAGAATATGGGGAGGCGGGATAATGGTTAAGACTTGTGAAATACCTACCAAAGATTTTGTTTGGGGCTTGGTTGATGAATGGCACCTTGTTGGCCCTTATGCCATTGCGGAATATCGGCGAGGGGATGATACCTATTTCCATCCATACTTGGATGGCAAGGACACCAATCATTCGTATGATTCATTGGAGGGTGCCCTCGCAGGTGTTATATCTATCCAACATGATGGGATTAACACCCGCGCCGACATTTATTTTATGCGAGCGATTGGGTTGAAAGAGTGAGATGATGGCTGAGGAAAAGTGGAAAGGCATCTTCAAGGTGATGGAGGAGAAGGATGAGCTCGGCCAGATATTAGCCAAGCTCTGCGTATTCCCCGAGGGGCCTCATCCGGATGAAGAAGCTGGGGAGCAACCAATACAAGATCGATTGGAACAAGAGCTTGGTGACTTAACTGCAGCAATGCAATACTTCATTAAGGAAAATCTTGCCGGGGCGGCAACCGGACGCATTATTCTACGTGCCGAAAAGAAGCTCGCTCTCTTTAATGAGTGGGGCTTGACCGGGGTGCCAACAAATGAGTGAACAAACTCAGAGACGTCGCGTCATCCTTGGGTTAAAGCCGCTGCACGGGGTGGCCGTGGAAAACCCTGCTGGGCCTGGCACACCGGATGTGAATTACATTGACGGATGGATTGAGTTGAAGTGGCTTCGCCGGTGGAAGAGAAATGCTGAAACATCCCCGGTGCTAATTGACCACTATACCAACCAACAACGTCTCTGGATGCGCAGGCGGAGCCTGCGGGGTGGAAAGGCTTACCTACTATTACAGGTCGGCAAGGAGTGGCTGCTTTTCAAATATCCTGAATTGATGGAAGTTGGAAAAGTAACCAGATCGGAATTATACAAACTGTCGTATAAACATTGGCCCAATGGGTTGAAGAACGAGGAGCTGATCGATGCCATTACGTGAACTTGAACGCCTAACAAACGCGGAGACACTCGTTGTGTATCGCCGTCGGTTAGGTCTCACCCAGAAGGGAGCCGCCAAGCACTTTGGCGTTTGCCATGATATGTATTCCCGTTGGGAACGAGGACTTGACCCACGTGCCAAGCGGCAAAAGGTTCCAAACCTCAAGGACTATGAGGTTTGCCACCTTTATCGTCGCCGTAGCGGTATGACGCAAAAGGCAGCCGCAGCGCAGATGGGTTGCTGCCGTCGGTGGTACAATCTTATGGAACGGGGGCTGGCACCAGTCGGAGACCTCATCGACAATTGGGAGGTCTAAATGTCCGCCATTAAGTTTCTTAAAAAGTGGGCACCAGAAGGCCCCTGGGTACTGACGTCCATACAAGTGGACAAGAAAGGTATCGACACCAAAACGTTTTACCCAAAGGATGAAGCGTCTTTGGTGGAGTGGCTCAAAGCATATAACAAAAAGCGCAATATTTACTTCCATGTCAACCCACCAATGCACGATCTTAAAAAGAAGGCCAACCGCGAAGACATTAAGTCGGTTGACTTCTTACATGTAGATATCGACCCGGAACCCGACAGGGACTTGGATGAGGAACGGGACCGTTGCCTGGGCCTTTTGACCACGGACTTGCCGAGGGGTGTACCCAAGCCTACCGTCATTATTTTCTCTGGTGGGGGATACCAAGGCTTTTGGAAATTGAAGCAGCCGATCCCGGTAAATGGCGACCTTGGGCTTGCGGAAGACGCCAAGCTCTACAACCAACAATTGGAATTGCTGTTCGGCGCTGATAACTGTCACAACATCGACCGCATTATGCGCCTGCCCGGTACGATGAACATTCCCGATGCCCGTAAGTTAAAGAAGGGACGAAAAGAAGAACTGGCCAAGCTACTCTCATTCGAGGATAAGCATGTTTATGACCTAAAACAATTCACCAAGGCTGCCGCTGTGCAGATTGCTGGCGACGTTGGGTTCAGTGCGGGGGAAGAAATTAAGATCAGCGGTAACGTCGAACGCATCGCAGACCTGAGCGAGCTGGACCAGTGGGACGTGTCAGACAGAGTGAAGGTTATTATCGCCCAAGGGACGCACCCAGACCAGTTAAAGGAAGGCGACAATTCACGGTCGGCTTGGCTGTTCGATGCCGTGTGCCAATTGGTGCGGTCGGAAGTACCAGACGACGTTATCTTCTCAATTATTACGGACCCCGAATTCGGCATTGCCGAAAGCGTGTTGGCCATGAAGTCCAATGCCGAGAAATATGCCATTCGCCAAATTGGCAAGGCCAAGGAGCATGCTATCGATCCATGGCTGGTGAAGTTGAATGAGCAGCATGCTGTTATTGGTAACACCGGAGGTAAGTGCCGGGTGGTTGAAGAAACGATGGACCATGGCCTTAACCGCACGACACTCACCCGGCAATCGTTCGAGGACTTCCGCAACCGCTATATGAACAAGACCATCCCTTGTGGGGAGGATGCACAAGGCAATCCAAAAATGATGGCAGTGGGTAAGTGGTGGTTGTTGCATCCCAAGCGAAGGCAATTTGAGACCATCGTCTTTGCCCCAGGGAAAGAAATAAAGGGGGCATACAATTTATGGAAAGGTTTTGCGTGTACAAGCCAACCGGGGGACTGTGGATTATTCCTCGACCATATTCATGATAATGTTTGCGCGGGCAACGAAGAAATATACAAGTACCTTATGGGGTGGATGGCGAGATGCGTGCAAAAGCCGGACAACCCTGGGTACTCGGCGATCGTTCTTAAGGGTGGCAGGGGTATTGGTAAGTCATTTTTTGCCAAGGAATTTGGCAAGCTCTTTGGGCGGCATTTCCTGCAGGTTTCGAACAGCTCCCATCTTGTTGGTAATTTTAATGCCCACTTGCGCGATACATTGGTGGTATTTGCAGATGAAGCCTTTTATGCTAACGATAAAAAGCATGAAAGCGTTTTGAAAATGTTAATTTCTGAAGAAACAATCCCTATCGAAGCCAAGGGGGTTGACCTAGAAACAGCCCCTAATTACATACACCTAATCATGGCCTCTAATGATGACCATGTTATTCCTGCTGGGTTGGATGAGCGTCGGTTCCTGGTGTTGGAAGTTTTGACAACGAACAAAAAGGACACCAAGTATTTTAAAGCCATGACGGACCAGCTCGAAGGCGGTGGTCGGGAAGCATTGCTAAATTACTTAATGGTATACGACCTGTCCGACTTCGACGTACGGACGGTGCCGGACACGGATGCGCTGCAAGAACAGAAATTGTTGAGCCTAAGCCCAGAGCAGGAATGGTGGTATCGCAAGTTGCAGGAGGGACGTTTAATCCAGCACCATACCACCTGGCAGGATGCCGTGTTGAAGGATGCGCTGGTTGATGACTACGTGGAAAACGCGCGACGGTTTAACATCAGCCGTCGTGGTACAGCTACCTCCTTGGGCAAATTCCTAAAGCGGGTTGTGCCCACCATAACGACGAAGCAACTCGTGGCCGAATTCGAAGTTATGAGTGGGGATGGTTTCACGCGTATGGAAAAACGTCGCGCCTACCATTACCTCATCCCGACCTTAGAGCAGTGCCGAGCACGATGGGAAGAATTATCCGGCAAGGAAAATTGGGATGCCCCAATTGAAACGCAAGAAGAACTTGGTAAGAATAAGGAGCCATTCTGATGAGCACAGAAAAGGAGAAGTTGCTATTCAAGGGCAAGGTTTTGATGCAGCAGTTTTGCGAGATCAATAATATTGAAACCCCAAGACTTAATGTTTATAGCCGTGCAGAATGGCAGTTTGATACATGTGGGTATTACCGCCCTGGGAATATCCATATTTGCCCATCAAAGTGTGCTGCACCCGGCAGAGGCGGAAGGGCCTGGTCGTGGCCGGGATACTCGGTCGACCGGACGCCATATGGGGTTGTGCAGCATGAGCTGGGTCACCACGTGGATTGGTTGAAGGGTGATGACAAAGGAGCCTACTGGTCAAATTACAGCTCTGATATGCGCAAGGAAACCGGGGAGCCAAAGCTCACAAACTATTGTCCCAACGATGCGGAATGGTTTGCAGAGATATTCCGGCTGTTCGTGACCAATCCCGGTATGTTACAGTTGATGCGACCACTAACCTACCAGAAACTTCTCGATGATGGGTTAGTGGCCCTCTTCTCCAATACCTGGGCTGAACGGTTAGGTGAAATGGAGGCTCCTGAACGCCACTTGAAGGCGGCATATAATAAAATAAAATAGGTGTTGCCTTTTGCGGGTAAATATGCGAGAATGAGGTCTGGGTTAGAAAAGGAGAATTACGATGTTGGACATGAAAATAAGTTTTTATCCAAAGGGTGATTTTAATTCCCCAATTTTTGTACACTCTTGTCAAGTAACAAACGATATACCCAGCGATGCTTTGGGTGAAAATGTTGTTGACGCAATGCATGAGTTTTGTAAATATCTAAACATTGACATATTTACTGCCATGAATTTAAATACCATAATTGAATATGAAGAAGTAGAATAATGGCCCTCCCCTCAAAAATGACAACCGCTGAGCGCCCAAAGCAAGTTGATCACCTAGAAGTTGGGAATTGGTTTTGGGTGGCTGGGGATGAACCTAGCGACTACGGCCGCAAGAGCAATCCTTCTCCGGTTGATCCTCCTGCTAAAAAATATGCCTGGTTTGGGTGCATTACCCATGTTGGCTCGAACTATGTTAAAGTGCGCGAGCCAAAGAGTGATGGCGGGTATCACGAATGCCGTGTGCACTTCGACGACGTGGATGAGGAACTGCGGTACGAACCGGAACCAGAAATGGTTATTGACCGTACATTAATACATTACCAATGTGCTGTCAATAACCTCATGAACGAAGTCAAAGCTGTCACCGCTTCGCTTGGTGTTAGTAAGACTGCCATTACTGACCAGGTCGGTTCCGGTAATGGTACCGACCTGGCTGTGTTGTCGGAAACTGCTGACCCCAACATTCACAAGCAGGCTCTCATTAAGGCCAAGGACGAAACCCTGCCGGAATTGTTCGAGAATATTAAACACGCCAACGTCGGCGTCGCCAAGTGGATGACCGCCGAAACCCTGCCAATGATGATTGAGGCAGAGGGGCTGCAGGGTGCCATTGGGCAAATTGAAAAGCGCATCTTCAATATCTCGCTTTATGCTGGGCTGACCGAAGACGTTGTGCAGATACGAGAAGGTGCCACCGGCTCCTACGAAGACCGGGTGCACCTCATGCAACGCAAAATGTATATGGACGAAGAATGCCTGGTGGATTATAAAGCTGGCGGTATGGACATCCGCGATATTAAGGAATTCGACGAGTGGTTGTCCAAGCCAGAGAACATGGAACGCTGCCTGCCCTTCAATAAGTGCGCCGTCATATTCGAAGTGCGTCGCAACCGCAAGGAACGCAGCGCCGACAGCAATGCCCAGGCCTACATCAATATTCAACTGGCAGAGGCAGACAAACTTACCTTCCTTTATATTCGCAACGGGGGAGCCTTATATCGCCTGTCCACGGATATCAAGTTCGAGGACAAGATGTTCCCAGACGTTGGAGCCTTTGATTTAACCAAGCCGATGATGGCCTCCACCTGGGGCAGAGGCGGTAAGAACTTCCTGATGCCCAAAGATGAATTCGACGAGATCACGAAGGAAAACAAAAAGAAGGAACGGCTGTGCAAGAAGTGGGAGAAGGACAATCCTTATCCAGTGTGGAAGAAGGAGAAGGTAAAGCAACCTGCCCCCGACACTGGTAAGTGGGATTTGAGTAAACATGGTTGGAATTATGCAAACCCTCATAGGGGTGGTGGTTTTGGTGGCAGGTCAAGTATTAATGGTTTCCGTGGGGATATGCACGATTACAAACCCTTCGACAGCACCAACGTTTATTACGACGACGTGATGAAGGACATGGCCGAGGAAATGGAGAAGTTCAATCGCATTGCGCTGATCCTGCAGGGTGTGCTGGACCGTTCGCCGGTGCTGCACCCGCATCCCAAAGCTGAAACCTGGAAACCGGAAGGCTTCGAACTCATCTTCAAGCTGGTGTACGATGCTAGCATGGTCCTCACCCACGGGGAAGCACCATCGTTTGAAGAATATTGGGAGCGGGTAAATCTTCTTGCCGATAAGGACAGCGTGTTTATCGGGCAGCAGGATTATTGGGAAGAGAAAGAAGCTGTTAAGGAAAACAATCGACGCGACAACGATTATCGCGATCGCTCCGAGTATCGTGTTGAACGATATGCACCGTATGGTAATCCAGGCCCAGGCTTCGTCGCCAAACCGGCCAAGTGGCACCACCGGGTGAACAAGGCAACGTTCAGCTGGTTCCGGGAACGTCAGCGCCATCAGCGTTGGGGCGAAAGGGGCGACATCCAAACCCACATTGTTATAAAACTAGAGCATCTGTTCAACGTGTCCGGTTATAAGAAGGGCGACTACAAACAATTCTTCCAAGACCCTCGCACCCGTTGCGATTACATCAAGTGGGCTCCGTTCCTGTTGGGCGCTGAGGATTATTTTGCTAGGTTGGAAAAGGAGAACCAGGACTAATGCTATTGATACCTGAAATTGAAACCGTCGTCATCCTGGTACCAAGAGCCGGTTCTACCTCCATTAAACGGGCGGTGTTGGCAAAATACCCAGAAGCCATGATGATATATCGCCACATGGAGGCAGATGGGGTGCCGTTCGGATACGATAGATGGCGCAAAATTGGTGTGGTGCATAATCCGATTGATCGGCTATGCAGCCTCTATAAATACTTGAAAATTTTAATGGAAAATACGACCAAGCCTATATTGAGGCTATGAGAAATAGTGTTCTAACTGATTTTTCAGAGTGGGTGCTGCATAACCAGATTGTCTTTACTAGTCCTTATGATCGAGCTGGGCTGGGTAGGTTCTTTCCTCGTTACACAAATAATCACCCAATGCCGGAAAACCAAAAAAGTCAATTTGTCTATTTACGTCCGGACCTCGGAACAAAGATTTTTAAATTTACCGAATTAGGTAAGATTGAAAAAGAATTGGGGATTAAATTACCCCACCATAATAAAAGTTCAGGTACCTTGTATTCTGGCCTAACAGAAGAAGCAACTGAATATGTAAGACGGGTATTTAAATGGGATTTCGAAATTATGTTAGAAAAGGAGACCGAGAAATGATTACGTTTCAGAATGAAGGTTTGATCGACCTGCGAGCATTGAAGACCTTTGGCGTTTCGGCCAAGGACAATCCGTCGGCCATTGGGTACTTCGGCACCGGGCTCAAGTACGCCCTGGCGATCCTTCTACGGGAAGGGTGCAAGGTGCACTTGTACCGTGGCAAGCGGAAATATACCTTCGCCGTGAAGCCTACCAAGATCAGGAACGATAAATTCCAAATCATCACCATGAATGGGGAGGAGTTGGCATTTACCACCGCTCTCGGCAAGGACTGGGACTTGTGGCAAGCGTTCCGGGAACTGTGGTGTAACACCACCGACGAACATGGTACGGTGGCCCAGGTGAAGTCCGTTGGTATGGCCGGTCATACCACCATCGTCGTGGAAGGGGAAGACTTCGAAGAGGTTTATGAAAACCGAGGCACAGTTATTCTTATCGATGAACCCCAACTCCGTCTTGACGGAGTAGAGGTTCGGTTTCGTCCCTCCGAATACCTGTACTATCGCGGTATCCGGGTGCAGAAGTTGCGGCAACCTAGCGTTGTGACCTACAACCTGACCCGATCAATTTCCCTCACCGAAGACCGTACCGTGAAATATTCGTGGGACCCTTTGAATATTCTCAAGAACGCCATCGTGCGTTGCACGGATGTTCGGTTCATCACCAAGGTGCTCACTGCCGACAAGGAAACCTACGAGCACAAGCTGGACTTCGAAGACCTTTCCCATCCTCCTGGCCCAATGTTCCTTTCGGCGGCTGAAGAACTTCGCGGTAAACGCAACATCAACGAAAGTGCCATGCGTATCTGCCGGGAAGCCATGCGTAGAGAAATGGAAGAGCATCACTCCCAGGAACTGGAAGGGGTGCCGGCAACGCAGCTGGCTCGCGCCAAACAATTCTGCGAGGATATCAATATGTCGGTCAAGTCCTACACCCTCATCGTGGTGGATGGATTGGAAGGCACGGACAAATGGATTTGCGAAGACCGAAAGATATTCCTTACCCCGGAGCTGTTTGTTGAGGGAACGTACTCACTCACTACTGCCCTGATAAGAGCAGTATTGAGCTCGGACGGTTCAATGACCTCGGTCGACCGCTTGATCAAACGTCTTATGACCTTGGGCGAAAAGGTTAATGGCGAGCCGCTTGATGGCGAACGTAGCGTTGGCAAGCAACCGGCTGGCAATGGCGATGAAATTCCATTTTAAGGAGCTATTATGAAACACGAAATACTGAAGCCAGAAGATTGCGATTGTCATGAAAACCGTCCTTACGTGGGGCACACTTGCATGGTTTGCGAGGGTGGGTTAGCGGTTTGCAAGCACTGCGGTCATTATGAAAGCCAGTTGGATGATAACTCGGAATGTTATGGCCATCTTACTGCTACCATGGCCAACATCGGCGAATTCCACACCGCCTTCGGCATACCAAATGCGCCCAAGCCGAGCCTGCCAGGTTATCGGCGGGAAGTGCGGGACTGGCTGAGCTGGTACTTCGGGAAACTGCGGACCCTGGCCGCCATCATGCACGGCGACGCCAAAGTGAAAGAAGGCGACAACACCCTGATCATCCGCATGCAACTTATGACCGAGGAACTGGCCGAGGTTTGTGAGGCAATGCGGGACGGCGATTTGCACGGCACCTTGCACGAGCTCACTGACCTTTCGTACGTCGTGGAAGGCACCTTCCTTTCCCTGGGCTTACAGGATCATTTCCTTCCCGCCCATAAGGCCATCCACGAAGCGAACATGTCCAAGCTGGTCGACGGCAAGCCGGTGGTGGACGAAGCGGGTCGAGTGCAAAAAGGCCCAGACTTCAAAAAGGCAGATATGGGAGAAGTGTTTTGACTGGAAGTATTCGGGTACCGTTGGAGCTTGCGCAATCCATTATTGCGGGTAGAGCGGTAGGCTTCGATATTGTTGAATGGTTTGAAGCCTACATGGGATGGAATTGCGATAACCCAGGTGTTCGAGATAAGTCTATGGCTATCTTACATGCACTAAATGAAACTACAAACATAGAAGCATTTGGTCAGGCCCGATGGGTTTGCGGATTGGTATTACCCGATTGGCGGATTTATGAAATACACGAGGTCTCCAATTGGGGAACGCAGGGTCCGTGCTTTCCGACCAATGTTTGTAAGGTGGTGCTCTACAACCTGGAACAAAGCTGCCTGGGTAAACCCTACCTTGTTGTTGGTAAGGCCGACAGCATCGCTGCTGCATTTGTTGTGGCTATCTTGAAGGCGGTCGGAGGAAGGGGTGAGGTGGTGGTTACAAGGCACCCCATTGACGAGTTGGTAAGGATGCTGCCCCCAGGGGACGTTGACCCGGACCAAGTGGAACGGTGGCGAGCATATTGCGACGAACAAGTCAAGGTAAAATAGTTGTTGCCTTTTGCGGGTAAGTATGGAAGAATGAAGTCTGGATTAGAAAAGGAGAACACCGTGACAAAGTTCAAAGTTTATTACCGCGATCCCAAGACCGACGTGCGTGGCACGTGGAAAACGGATGGCCGTAACCCAGGGGAAGTGCGCAAAGCCTTCTTCTCCGACCCGGTCTTCAAAGGTCGTCACATTTTCAAGGTAAAGAAAGTGAAAGTGAAGGTGAAGTGATGGTATTACGTATCCTGAATTATGTCTATGTGGCCATACTCATCGCCTTTGTTGTTGGGGGTGCATGGCTCATTGCCAATGTGTGGGCATCATACCCGATTGTTAGTGTTTCCCAGACCACCGGCGAATGCGTCCGGGTAATCGGCGGGGATAAGCAATATGGCTGCGACAGCATGCCGGATCGTTACATGCATGTGTGGGTGAAGTGATATGAACCAGATAGTACATGACAATTGCATTCTGCGGGGCGAAGTTGGCAGTGGAGCTCACGGGACCGGGCTGCCCGGTCAGGAAGATATTGACCACATGGGCATCTTCATAGAGCCAGCCGTCAACGTCTGCGGCCTCCATCCGCTTGATCACTATGTCTATAGAGATCAACCGGAGGGAGTGCGCAGCCAACCGGGAGACCTGGACCTCGTGATGTACAGCCTGCGCAAGTGGTGCCGGTTGGCGGTCAAAGGCAATCCAAGCGTCATCATGTTGCTGTGGTTGCCGGAATACACTGTGCGTTCCGAACTAGGTTCTGCGTTGATTGGTATTCGGAAAGCATTTGTTGGTAAATCTGCTGGCCAAGCCTACCTTGGTTATCTCATCCAACAAGAAAAAGCCCTGCTCGGCTTGCGCTCCAAAAAGGTTACCCGACCGGAGCTTGTTGAGAAATTTGGGTACGATACCAAATTCGCCATGCATGCTCTCCGCCTTGGGCTTCAGGGAATTGAATACCTCACGGAAGGGCACTTGTCTATTCCCGTGCAGGAACCTTATCGGTCAATGCTGACCTCAATGCGCCGAGGAGAAATTGATTTCGATGAAACAAAAGCCCTTATTGCTGGGGCGAAGGATCGTTTGCGGAAGGCCATTGATGCCTGCCCGTTTGTAATTGATATTGAAGCCGTGGAAAAGTTTATGGTCATGGCACACAAGGATCATTGGGATGACACCTGATCTTATCAATGGACTGTTCGAAATATGCGGTGGCTTTTTTATCCTATTGAGCATTCTAAAGCTCAATCGCGATAAGAAAGTTTCCGGGGTGAGCTACCTCACCGTGGGCTTTTGGACGGTGTGGGGATTATGGAACCTGTACTTCTACCCGCACCTGGGCCAAACATGGAGCTCATGGGGAGCGGTTGGGGTGGTCCTCACCAATTCAATTTATCTGTGGATGTTGGTTTATTATTCTGGGAAAAAGCCCAAAGGTGGGGTGGTGGCTTGGGACGATGCAAACATCACCAATCATGAAGAAGTCGCTGTATTGCGGGAAGGTGGAGAATTATGACGGCCAAGGTAACAGCGTGGAAACGGCATGGAGAACGTCACCTAACCCATTGCGGAATTGATGACGAGGAAGCAATTAAATTCGAAGTGTCCTATAGTGGTATGGTATACCAATGTTGCACTTTAGATTTTGATAATCTGTTTCAAGCACAGCGGGTGGTAAGTGCATTAAATAATTCATTTGAAGCTGGTAAGGTGGCAAAGCTGGCTGAATTACGTAACTTTTTGGGAGTGTGATTAAATGTGTAACCTATTCCACGTGATTGACGAAGTGCAGTGCGTTACCCGGTGCGGCGGAGTATTTCGGCAAGTGGCCGTGTTTCGTCGTGGGGTGGAACTGTTTGCGCGCCACGGCAACGGGTTTATCCGCCTCGAGAGCCGGGGCGTAACCTCCGCTCCCAAAGTATCCTGGGACGGGATGGAAGATCACGATGATATTGCTAAGGATGGTGGCCGCTTCAATGCCCCATATTGGAAGGAGAAGTGAGATGAAGAAATTGCTTTATGTTGTTGCACTGATTGTCGTTGGCTTGACTGCTGGGTGTGCATATCAACCGCTTGTGGACGTGAAGGCGTCCAAGCAACCGGCTGCCGTACAAGAAGATCAGATGTTCTGCGAATGGCTCATCGGAAAATCCGAAACCAAATGGTTTGGCTCTTCCGATGAAGAAATGATCCGGCGATGCCTTAAAGGCCGTGGGGTCAGTGTGATACGATGAACAGGACAATAACACTTCTTATTGGCCTGTTCATCGTTTCCGCCTGTGCTGTTCCCAGGCCGATGGTTGACGTGGCCAGCGTGGGCGACGCCCAGTTGTACCAGCGTGACCTTATCGAATGCTCGGCGTTGGCCAAGCACGGTGTAAGCACCACGGAGGTAATGAAAGATACCTTGGGTGAGGGGGTGGTGGTGTCCGGAGCATCGAACGCCATCCTCGGCAATGCTGCGGGAGCCTCGTTCACCGGTGCTGCTCTAAGTACAGGAATTGCCGGTGGTATACTCGGTGCATTTATCCGTTCTCCTCATGACATCGAAAAAGCAGAAATGGACACAACGGCTCGGTGCTTGGTGCAACGGGGATACACCGTCATCAATGCCGACCAATTCGACATCTACACGTCCGACTGCTTACAGGAACAATGGCAACGTACCCGCCAACCAATAATCATGTCCTGGTCGGGTGAAGTTCAGAATTGTATCAACCAACGTATGTTAATGGAGAAGAAAGATGACCCAAGCTGAAAAGTTCGAAGCCCACAACGCTGAGTTTGCAGTGGTGCAGGCGGAAGTCCTGACCAAGGACAAGAAGCGTATCTATAACGGAAAAGATCAGGCCAACATTGGCTTCACTCGGTACAAGTTCGAGGATGGTTCGGTGCGGACGGTGGCCTGTGGCTCATTAAAGAAAATGCCAAGGTGGCTAATTTAGGTGTTGCCTTTTGCTGGGAAACGTGCGAGAATACGTCAGGATTAGAAAAGGAGAATACTGTGACCACCAAATATACCCTTCAGGACGGACTGGCGTTTGTGGTAATTACTGGCACCAAAAGGTTTCTTACCTGGCGCACCAGCGTGGCCATGATTGGTTACGAAGACTTGGACCTGGAAACGGTCCGCAACGTTGTCAATGAAGAAGGGATGGAGCTGGCTCGGCGTTCGCGGATTTGGAAAGCGCATGAGCACATGCTCTCCCTGGGCTTTACAGCTGATAGAGATCGTCGTCGCAATACTCCTCGTTTTATTTATTACAAAGCCGAAGACGGTCGCCATGGGTTTATTTCCAAAGGCTCTGTCTGGGTTTCTCCGGCCAATAAATGGTCGTCGGAAAAGGTTGCAACTTTTAAGAATGGGGAAGGGTGATGGCCGACCGTGGGCTTATAGTGAAGAGGGGCAATGTGCCCGACCACAAAGGAACTTATCAACTTACAAAGAAGGGAGACGATTATGCATAGACCAATGTTCAGTTTTAGCCGAGGAGTTGGGTTGGCAGCCGCAATGGCAGCCATGATGGCTGGGCCCATTCATATGGGCGGTGGGGCCTTGAAGCCCAAAGGAC